ATGACCGAAGAAGATGAAGAAGTATTCATTACAGATACAGGCAGTATACCAGAAGGTTATACTGATGTTGATGAAACTGAAGAAACTAGTCAGCAAAGCAACACATTAGGTCAAGCACAAGCAGGATTCGTTAAGCCAGGTAATGCTTCATTGCTTGGTGGAATAGGTACCCCAACAACTCCAATGGGGCCAAGTTATTATAACCAGCAAGCAGTTGCGGTTCAATTAACAGGGCTTAATGTTGGTAGATAATTAATAATGTATAAATACATTACAACAACTTCGGTTATTACGTTATAATAAGGAAAAAATTAACAAATGGATAAAGTATCTTTCGTTGGCAACGACAGCCAGACTAATGCAAACCAGTCAGATGTAAATCAAGAAGGTGGCAATGAGCAGGTAAATGCAGGTGCTATTCGTAAAAGCACCACAAGTTCAATATTGAATGCACTTGGTCAAGCAAGTGGACAAAATTTTGAAAGTGTTGAAGCGGCGTTAAGTTTCATTGCAAGAACAACTGCACAGCAATCCGGTGGCAACGTACAGCCAAATGAGGAAGCACAAGTGCAACAGCGTTCAAGTAGTCGAGTTACAACCAATGACTTACATGAACAGTTCAATAAATTACAACAAGACCTGCAGGTAAAAGAGCAACGTCTACGTGAAAAAGAACTGGATTCAGATATACAAAAGGCAATGGGTGATAGATTCGATGGTGACATGTTAGATTATGCATTACAAAAGGTCAGAAGCAATATTCAATGGAATAGTGATGGAACCTACAGCATTATCAACAATAAAGGTCAAGAACGTTATGGCATGGATGGCAATCCTCTGACAATCCAAGGATTAGTACAAGAAGTAGCGGCGGGTAATCCAAAACTACTAAAGCAGAGTAACACTAATTCTGGATCTGGTTTAAGACCTGGACAAGGAAATTTTGCTGGTGCACCTGAAGATGCAATACCAGACTATAGCAAAGACCCAGCGGCATTCAATCAATGGGCACAACGCAATGGTTTAGGTAAGAATCTAGGACTCAAGGGTGTTGGTGTAACAGCAGTAAGTTCATTGCCAGTTCATAAAGTACTCTGATGAAATTGCCAACTTAAAGGAAAAATATCATGGCTTATGTATTAAATGGTGCAAATGGCGAAGCAAATGGCTTCACGTTTGCAATTGCAAGTTTCGCTCTACGTGCTATGCACGAATCTCAAGGTCTAGTTAACATGACTAACGTTGTTGCCCCTACACAAGGTAACCAATTCTTAGTACCTAACTTTGCACCTATCACTTATCAAAACTATAACCCTAACGGTACTGGTGGTACTTATGGTACAGGTAACGCTACGGTTCAGAACCCATCATTGACACAGACAAACATTACAGCAATTCCTGCTGTAGCGCAAACTGCGTTCGACATCTTCTACGGATGGACAACAAGTTTCCAATTGGCTGCTACATTAGGTGCTGAATTAGGTGACAGTTTTGCTGAAAAAGTTGACCAATCAGTAACATCAGGTTTCATCGGTAACGGTGTAACTGAAGGTGCAGTAGGTTCAACAACTGGTTTCAAAGCAACACCAACAAACGTATACTACCCACAAAGTGCTGACGGTTTCTATCGTGTGTTACAATTAGGTGCATTAGAGTTACTACCAAGTGGTGCTAACTTAAACATCACAGGTAACATTGCAAATGGTGGTGTCGCTGGTTTCACAACTAACAGCGTATTGTCATTGGTTCGTGAGGCTAAACAGCAATTCAAAGTTGCTCGTATGCCAGGTGCACCAGTTATCGTATTAGATAGCAATGGTAATGTAACTGAAGCAACTGCAGGTTCTGTAGGTGGTTCAGGTTCTAGTTTCACACGTTTACTTGCTGAGTTAACTGGTGGTGCTGTAAGTGGCCCAAGTTCAGGTGGTTCAAATCTATCTGCATTAGGTAACGAATTGTTAACTACAGGTAAGATTGAAAACGTTTATGGCTGTATGGTTATGTTCACTACATTCCTACAACACACAACACGTACAATCGCAGGTACTGCAACTACTCCATGTCTAGTTGGTGCTTATTTCGGTGACTCAGCAATGTTCACAGTTATGAAGCAAGGTCTAGAAATCAAGATTGGTGAAGTACCAGGTGGTTTACAGAACTGGTTAACAGGCGTAGGTTACTTCGGTGCTGGTGTAGGTGACCAACGTCGTGGTGGCGCAATTAACATTGTGCAGGACGTTTAATCAAGTTAGTTAAAACAACAGGAATATAACATGTCAGTACCATACCAACGAATTTCAAATGCAACTGCACAAGATATTGCTTTCTACGACCCGGCAGCGAGCCGTAGAGCGCAGGCATTAGGTGTTGACTGGGAGCCTTATTTTAAGGTTGGCAGTCAAGAGTGGTTGTATAAACTTGAATTTGGTTGGTGGAACAAGTATTGCGATACAGTTCTTGGTGCATATTATTATACAAACCTACCAAACGGCGCATTGATATCTAGTTTCAATCCTAGTCAACTTATAAAGAGTGACCAGACATTGATAAGATTAGATGTCTTTGGCGCTGTGTTGGTGTTCTATGAGAGCCTTGTAACAGAGGTATCAAATATGAACGATGTTGATAAAATGAACTATGATTTTGCAAAAGACCGTTGTGACCGTGAATGGATCAAGGCATTAGAGTTAATGAACTTTTATGACTTGTATCAAAACAGTCCCAATGGTCCTACTACAAAATTGGAAGAGAATTGGACAGCAGACGTTGATTATTTTAACGGTGATAGGAGATTTTTCTAATGTATACTGGCGACCAATCATTATACACTAAGAACCAACCATACATTACTAGTGATGAAGTTTACCAAATGGTAAAATTCTACATTCCATCAACGTGGGATGTACCAGTCTTTAGTAATACTGATTGGGCTAGTGATACTGATATTGTTCGTTATGGTATATACGTTAGTGATACTGTGACTACAAATCGCGGTCCCAATCAACTTGGCGTAACAACTGGTAGTAGCATTTATAATGCCACAGATGAATTTTACATAGCGTATATTAGTTTCCAACAAGACCCGAACCTAAATAGAGTTCGTCAAATCATCAGCAGTCTAACTACTGATAATTTCCCTGGCACTAATGTACCATTCATGAATGGTTATTATGAAAAGGATTATCAAGAGGTATTGAATTATGGTACACAACGTGAAAGATATACCTGGACATTTAAATTAACAAGATTAGAGTTTCAATAGCCACTACTTAAGGAGAACATATAATGGCAAACGTAAGAATTACAACAAACACAACTGGTACACAACCGATTATTCAAATCGGTTTGACAGGTGCAAATTTAGCAGACCCTAATGTCTCTATCACTATACCTTTCGTACAAGAAGTGACAATCACAAACAGTACTGGTGTTTATGCGTATACAGACTTTACAGATGTAGACCAACGTAAACTAAGTACACCTGCTGATAACAAGATTGGCACAAACATTGTAGTTGATGCAACAAGTTACTTCGGTAGCAATACAGCAACTGCAAATACTGCCGCATACTATGGTATCGCAAGTTTATCAACCAATAAAAACAATTTGGATTTCAAAGTGTATTGGAATGGTAACGTAGCAGGTGCACACTATTACAGTGGTTCAGGTTTTATCACAAACTTGGCACCAAAGACAAGTCCTACACAACCTGTATGGATTACACCTTTGGAAATCGCTGTAGACGGTACATTCACAACTGGTACAGTTTAATTAATCATTGATTAGTTAAAGACAAAAGGCACTCACAAGGTGCCTTTTTTCATAACAAAGGAAAACAAATGAACGAACAAAACAGCGTATGGCTAAAAACAAATGAAGAAAAACTCAGAAGTTTAATTGGCGATGAAGCCAAGATGATGCCCATGTTAGACAACATGATGGCAACCATTAAACAACTTAAAGCAAAACAAGCGTTTAGATTGGCATTACTAAATCAACTACTTGAAGATGCCAACGACCTCGACTAAATACAATATAACAACTTAATGAGATAACAAATGAATTTACAAATTGCTGAAAAAAGATTTTTACAACAACGTGCCCAAGCACGTATGCGTAACATACCATTTACGATAACATTTGACGAATGGCTTAAACTATGGGTCGATAGTGGTAAATGGGAACAACGTGGTCGCCGAAAGGATCAATATTGCATGAGTCGTATTGGTGATAAAGGTGGTTATGAATTAGGCAATGTGTTTATTCAATCTCAGGCAGATAACGTTAGGGAAGCCCAATTGGGCAAAAAGTATACTGAAGAACAATGTTTAGCCATTAGTAATAGACTTACTGGTACTAAACTTTCTAAAGATACAAAATTAAAAATTAGCCGTTCACGCATGGGTCAAAATAATAACCCAAATGGCTACAACAAATTAAAAATTAAGGAAAATAAATTATGCGTTTAAGTCAACTCTCCGCAAAACCCGTATTAGTACAAGTTATCTTAGATGACAAAGACATTGTAGACGAATATGGCGAATCATTAGAATTTTACACATGGGACCGTCAGCCAATGAATGTGTTTATGAAATTGGCATCAATCGACCTAAAATCAGACAGCAACGATTTACTTGGTGTTATCAAGACATTGATCCTTGATGAAGAAGGTAAAGAGGTTATTACCAATGACAACATGTTGCCTGCAAAAGTACTAATGAGAGCAATTACAAAAATTAGCGAATTGTTGGGAAAGTAACAGGCAGCACGTTTGACCCACATTCAAAGGAACTAGGCATGATTGTAACAATAGACACAATGGCTAAGCGTTATAAGATGTTGCCTAGTGAAATACTAGCAACTGCTAGTACCTATGATTTGTATGTCATGGATGCTGCCATAAGTTATCACAATTATGAGCAATATAAGGCACAACATGGTAAGGAACCAATGCCAGACTATGAGGTAGATGAGTTACAAGCAATGATGGATAAGGTTAAAAACAATGGCTAGTGGACCAATTGATTTTAGAATTAATGATACTGCGCTTCAAAACAAATTCAAACGAATTAAAAATCTGAAGGCAGCAGTCATGCCACAACTTTATCAATATTTTGTTAATGAAACTCCTGTACGTAGTGGCAATGCCAGAAACAATACAAAACTTGATGGCTACAATATCATTCGTGCTAATTATCAATATGCAGGTGTACTAGATGCAGGTCGTGGTTTTCGTGATGGTCAAATGCGAGGTAGTGTACAAGCACCTGATGGTATGACTAAGCCAACCAAAGTGGAAGCACAGCGTTTAGTTAACCAATACATTCAACAATACGGAAGAACATAATGGCACAAGATATGAATATTAGTGTTGGAATGGATACTACGCAAGTAGACCAAGCCATTAACAAGATTACAACTGAATTCAACAACATGGCTAACAAGGCTAAAGAAGCCTTTGCAAGTATGGGTAATGAACTAGGTAACATCAATAACAAACTAAAAGACGTTGAAAATCAGTTTGGTGCATTGGGTGTTGCTATCATTGGTGTTGGATTAGGTAGTTTTATCACTAATGCCATTACTGCCGCAAATGATACAACAAGATTGGCAGAAGCAGTTGGTGTTACAACACAGAGTTTTATGGAAATGCAATTGGCATTGGTAAACTCAGGTAAAGATGCTGATGCATTAGGTCGTACAATGTTGCGTATGGAAGCAACTGCACAACAAGCCGCTGATGGTAATCAAAGACTACGCAATGCATACCATGAACTTGGTATTAGCATGGAATATTTGCAAACACACAGTCCAGAAGAAACATTCAAGAAGGTTGTTGATTCATTAGGTAGCATGGAAAATGCAGGTCTACGTGCTGAACTAACTATGATGACATTGGGTCGTGATGCCAAGACAATTGATTTCAGCGAATTAAGCAAACAACTTAGTGACACAGCAGGTAGTCAATCAGAAAATGCCAAAGCAACAGAAGATGCCGCACGTGCATATCGTGAATTCAATGCAGGTTTAAGCCTATTAAAAAACAATGTATTGCAATTGATTGATGGCTTTTTAAATCTTATTGGTGACAATGCCAAAGGTTTGTTAGGTAGTAAGGTTGCCGCAGAGGCATTGGTCACAGTATTTGGTTTATTAACAGCAGGTGCAATTGTACGTGGTGTGTATGCATTGGTTACAGCCACAGCCGCATTAGCAGTTGCAATGGGACCAATTACAATAGCAGTTACAGCATTAGCAACAGCACTAGGTGCCGCGGCATACTATTTTAAAGGTGATGAAATCAAGCAGTACATACAAGACATGCTTGGTGTAAAGAAAGCCACTGATGATGTAGCCAATAGCACAGATAAACTTAAAAAGCCTGACATGGCTAAGAATCCTGTTGTTGGTCCAAATCTAGCAGAAAGTCCTGAAAAACAACATTACCTTGCATTACAACAACAAATTGGTGCATACAATGCAACAATTGAAGCAGCCAACAAGCGTTTACAGTTGGAAATATCATTGGTTGGTGCCAGTGATGAGGTTCGCAAGAGTAAAATGGCACAATTTGACCAAGATACCAAGAACCAAATGGAAATCAGTAAGATTGATGCACAGATTGCTGAAAAACGTAGCAAGATGGGCAATCTTAATAGTGATAATGTTTATTTGCAAAAAGAAATTGATGCATTACAACAAGAAAAAACATTATTAACACAACAACAGAACATCAGAGAACAGTTAACACAACAATTGGTCAAGGCACAAAATGCCAATGCAATGAATTTATTCTATGCGGATGAAGTATTAAAAGTACAAAAGAATGTTGCTAACATTCAAACGTCAATGGATGAATTAACCATGACCAATGATGAAAAGAAAATTGCAAACATACAAAAGCAAATCAATGCCGAAGTAGAATTGGCAATGAAAAAGCGTCAAGCACAAATGGGCCCTGGTCAAACAATGGGTGCTGAAGAAGAAGCCAGTATCAAATCAAGAATAGAAAGCATTTACCAAGCACAAAAAGATGCAACAGAAAAAGAAATTGCATTGAGTCGTGAATGGAACACAGGTTGGACTGCGGCATATAAAAAATATGTTGATGAAGGTACTAATGCCGCTAAAATGGCAGGTGATGCATTTAACAGTATTACAAATAACATGAACAGTGCCATTGATAATTTTGTTACAACAGGTAAATTTAGTTTTAGTGACTTTGCACGTTCAGTGGTACAAGACCTAATTAAAATTGAATTAAAAGCAGAAGCCATGCAGTTGTTCAAAGCAGTCAGTGGTGGTACAGGTAGTATACTTGGTAGCATATTCAGTGGTCTAGGCTTTGCAGAAGGTGGTGACCCTCCAGTTGGTAAAGCCAGTATTGTTGGTGAGAATGGCCCTGAGTTATTTGTACCAAAAACACCTGGCACTATTGTACCTAATGGTGCAATGGGTGGTGGTGCAAGTGGTGCATCAACACCAAACGTAACACATAATTATAATTATAATATCAATGCAATTGACCAACGTAGTGTTGCACAATTCTTTGCCGAAAATCGCAAGACCATGTTAGGTACTGTGCAAATGGCACAAAAAGAATTGCCTTATTATAATCAATAACTTACAAGGATAAAAATGAGTACAGGACTACAAACAATTATAGACCGTTGCAATGGTATCAGAATCAACCGTCGCAAGGTGGTTGGTATACAATACACACGTAACGAAATTCCACGTGTAAGTCAAACACCAACAACCAATCCATGGAAAATAACATTAGACATGCCAAATAGTTTTCGCTATAGTGAGGCACGTCAATTGATAGAACAACTTGACACACTAGATGCAACAACACCACAGATTGTAAGTTTTGGTGACTTGCCTGCATTGAGTTGGATATTTAAATATCAAGGTGATTTAAATTCAACACAATTATCAGGTATCACAGTACAAAGTTGGGTTGGTACAACATTAACATTAACAGGTTTACCAACAGTAGGTGCAGGTACTGTATTGTTTCAGCCAAATGACCTGATACAAGTCAGCACATATCCCTATCCAACAACAGTTGTCAATCAGGTACTACGTGGTGCAGGTTCAACGGTAACAGTTACAACACAAAGACCAAATATCATAACAACAGGTTCCGTTGTTGGTCATGGTATTGTAGTTGGTGCAAATTGTCAATTCAATATGTTTTGTCCTAACATGCCTGTGTACAAGTTAATTGTTGGTGGTTACATTGGTAATGGTACTACTGTAACAAACAATGCGTTGATACAATGGAGTGATACATTTAATCTTTACGAATTTACAGGGAGTGCATAATGGATATTATCCCAGCAGTAGCAGGTAATAAAACAAATGTCATCAATGCTGAATTTGTTAAGTTAACAATTTACAATAACTTAACTGCCGTTGTAGCAACTGCAATTACTATTGGTCAACAGTATGAAATTGTAACAGATGGCACAACAGATTGGACAACAGCAGGTGCACCTAACAATTTAACAGGTACAACGTTTACAGCAACAGCAGTACCAACAGGTACGGGTACCGCATACAATGTCAACATCTATACCTTTAGCAGTTCATACAATTACGAAACCATTAACAACCAAGTTTATAGTCCTCTTGGTGGTTTGTTAGCAGTTGGTGTACAAAATAGAAATATTAAGGCAACCAGTGCTGATACATCAGTTAGTTTAAGTGGTATTGACGGCAATAATATTGCTATTGTGTTAGAACAAAAAATCAAGGGCAGTAAAATAGAAATCGTTAGAGGTTTCTATGATACCAGTATGCAATTAACAAGTACTGCACACAGATTTACAGGCATCATAACAAGTTATAACATTGCAGAGGATCGTCATGATTTAGTTGATACCTTTACAGTTACACTAAGTGCAAGTTCGTTTCAACAGGTATTGAAAAATCGTATAGCAGGTAGAAAAACCAATCCACAGAGTTGGAACGTATGGTTTCCAAATGATACCAGTATGAATCAAGTTTATAGTATTGCAGGCGCATACTTTGACTTTGGTGCTCCTGTAACAAACAATACAACAAATCCAAGTGGTGCCGCATTAACAACACAACAAGCAGTACAGAGTACACCTTCACAACAGAGTTAACAAATGATTAGACAAGCAAATAAATTTGACATACCAAGAATTTTTGAAATGCTACGTAATTATCGTGATGCAGGATCAATTAATGGTGTAAGCGATATTGATGATGAAAAAACACCAATGGTTGTTATGACACACATATTAGTTGGTGGTGGCATTGCATTAGTAGCAGAAAAAGAAAATGAAATCATTGGTATGTTGTTAGCAATTAAAAGCCCAAATCTATGGGACGAAAAGAAATATATGATGTATGAAATTGCATATTGGGTAGAACCTGAACATCGCAATGGCACAGCAGGTTACAGATTACTAAAAGAATATGTAAAATTATGTGATGAGTTGGTAGATAACAATCAAATTGAAAGGTATACTATGACACAAATGAGTGGTCAAGAATTAAATTACAGCAGGTTTGGACTAAAGCCTGCAGAAGTTACTTGGAGTTCATAACATGCCAGCATTATTTGCCCTGGCAGTAGCAGCCGCAGTTGAGTGGGTAGGTGGATTAAGTTTAGCAAGTGTTGCAGGCTTTGCCGCACGTACATTACTTACAATTGGTATTGCAAAACTAATTGCAAACAAAACAGGTAGTACAGCCGCAGGATCAAGCACAAGTGCAGGTTCACGTGTACAATTAAGTCCATCAACTGATAACAATTTACCAATCGTATATGGTAGCGCATGGGTTAATCCAATTATAACATATGCAACTATATCAACAGACCAAACAACAATGTGGTATGTTTGTGCATTGAGTGAAGTACCTGATAATGCAGGTGAATTTAGTTTTGGTGATATTTATTATGACAATAGATTGTGCCAATTTGATGCAACAGATAAAACCAGAGTTACTGCATTAATTAACATATCAAAAGGTAAGTTACAAGAACGTACAAGTGTTGATGGGAATTTGTTCATGTACCTATATAAAAATGGTAGCAGTTCAGGTGTTAACACCACACAGACTGCTATACAGGTATTACAAGATAGTGCTATACCAAGTGGATTACAATGGACAAGTACTGATACAATGAATCAAACTTGTTTTATGATATTGAAAGTTGTTTATAACACAGCGGCAAGATTGACAAACTTAGGTAACATACAAGTTAGACTTAAAAACAATTTGGTAGCGCCTGGTGATGTGTTACTTGATTACTTTACAAGTTCACGTTATGGTTGTGGTATACCATTAACACAAGTTGATACAGCAAGTTTAACAACATTAAACAATTATAGCAATCATTACATAGAATTTGATACAGGATTAACCATTGCAGGTATTACAAATGCTAGTCCAGCACAGGTTAAATTAAGTGGTAATGCAGGTTTTGCTGATGGCACAAAAATAACAATTGCAGGTGTAGTTGGCATGACAGCAATTAATGGGGGACCATACTATACACAACAAACATTAGATCCAGCAATTGTTAATTTATATTATGATGCCGCACTAACAAGTCCTGTTGATAGTACAGGTTACGGTACATATGTCAGTGGTGGTACAATTACTGCAAGTCAACAACGTTATCAAATTAATGGTCCAATTGATACAGGTCAAAATTGTATGAATAATTTACAACAAATTGTTGATGCCTGCGACAGTTGGTTAAACTATAGTGAATTAACAGGTCAATGGACAATTGTTATTAACCAAAGTTATACTGATTACACAACATTTGACCAATTATTTTTAGTTGACGATAGAAATTTGATTGGTGGTATAA